TTTTTCCCTGGGGTCGTGCGACCCCTCGCGTAGAGCGCATCTTGCTCCATATACGATCGAGTGCCGCTAATGATCTTGACGTCGCAGCCGACCTTTGCAGCGATGACCTTTGCAACGCCTAGAAAGGCGCGTGCGGCCTTTTGTGCTTCGGGGTGGAGCGTTGCAAGTTGGATTTCGCTGCGTTCGTCAAAGGTCATTTTTTGAGCGATGGTATTTCTGGTAGCTCATAACAAAAAGTTCCGTAATCCGTTTTGACGCATAACGACGGATTATTGAATCCAGCGCATGAAGTCAGTAATGCCATTCCGAGAAACGCGAAGGAAAGAGCGATCATCCAAAGCGCAATGGTTCTTGCGTTCATTTTTCTTTGCGGAACACTTCGATAGCCCCGATAATTGCGGCGACTGCCGCGCCGATTGCATCCCATTTTGCTGGTTCAAGGCTTACGCCGATTACACCAGCCAAAATTGCGAGACCGCGAAATGTGGATGGTTCTTTAAGTTTTAAAAATAGAGTTTTCATCGTTTTTTTGATTTTAGCATTTTATACAAAGATACCGAGCCGATACAGATACCTAAAAGAAGGGAAAGAATGCGTAACCAAGCCTCCAATTCTGAAAATGAAATTAAGACGGCGACCGCAGGAGCAGAAGTTCCAATAAATGCGTTGAAAGCGTGGCTGTCCATTAGATCAGTCCGCCTTGAGAAATTAATTCTTCGGAGAGTGTGCATTGTTGGAGGATAATTGTGCTTCGGTCTGCACCATTCGTGAGTTCAATTTCAAGATCCGCTGTTGAGCTCGTTGAATTGAGCAAATAATCTCGGACGCCGAATGTGTTGAAATTTACCAACGCATATTTGCCAGGATACCCTTGCAAAGTCGATTGAACTTGTAGCTGTGGGTATGCCCTCAACCCTTTTGCGTTTTGGAATGTGATCGAAAAAAATGATCCAGCAATTCCATCTACTGAAATGTTGTCCTGTCCGGCTCCAATACAATCTAGTGCTTCTAGCCTGTTTTTTACGCCATCTGCGCTATCCAATGGGGCTATAGGAGACGTCTGGCGCAAAACAGTTGTGGCAATGCTGCCGGACGTTACCGTTCCACTTCCGGTAGTTATTGCTGTTCCATTAGCCGTGGCAGACAGAGTGAATTGCGTTGAATTTGGCGTTGTTCTCACGAAATATTGTTGACCCTGCGTATAGCCTGAGATTGCTGTAAATCCAGTCAACGAAACTGGCTGAGATATAACGAGTCCGTGGTTGTCGCTTGTTATGAATACGCCGTCAGTGACGGCACTAGCGATGTCCACATTGTAGGTCGGAACGGTAATTCTATATGCTCCGTTATATGGCGTCCGGCTGAAATCAATGCGTTGAACCTCATTATTGCTTGCCGATCCCGTAATGCTGGTGGAAACGGATGCCGTCACCGCCGTTGGGAAGTCTGTCCAAGTCGGTTGATATACGGCAGGAGTTAGGCGCAACTGGAGTTCTTGGATTTCGTTTGTCGTGGCATCTCCTACAAGTCTCTCGTCAACGAGGGCCAATGTAGTCGGTATTAAGTGCGAAACGTCTGCGGTGATTGCGCTGCGAGTGCCAGCGGAGTTGAAGTTGATGACGAAATTACTGGATACGTCTCCGTCAACGGATACGCCACCGATACTGGTAATGGCTGAAAGCGAGTTGAGCGCGGACGATATTGCTCCTGCTGTCGCGGAGAATCCAATTGCACCGCTTGTCTCGCCTCCGAACGAAAGCGTAAATGTTCCGCTTCTCGGCGTGCCAGTCCGTGTTCCGACTCCGAATTTGACCGATGTTCCAGTCATATCCATGACGGTAAATGGTGTTTGGATATTTCCAGTTGCTTGCAAGAAATATAAGTTAATTTGCCCCATATCACCCTTCACGAAGGAAGGGAAGTCGGCTGGGAATAAACTCGTCAAGCTCTGTGCGAGCCGACGGTTGGTCATGTCAATGTAAAGGTCGCGTGCCATTTATTCGGGTGTTTTGTCAACAGCTTCCCATTTGCCGAGCGGACACTTTTCGGTTGCCATTCTTAGTTTTGCCCAAGTGCTGCACCCGCACTTGCGACAGCGGCCCGTGGCGTTCAAGGCGGCGGCGTCCCATTCGGGGCAGGCTTTGCAGATGTCTTGTCGATTGGCCAGTGCTTCGGGTGGCGTGGTCGCGAAGCCTGCGCGAGCGAAGCGGTGCGCTGCTTGCCCAGCTCTAGCAAGCATTTTGCTATCAAATGTTGCTCTCATTTGGAGCGAGTCACTGCAAAAATGACGCAAATCCTTTTCTAATTCCACGGAAGGAACAATAAGTTTTTTAGGCGATGTAATTTGTTCCCAAAGATCAAAATCCTGTTGATAGATTTCACGGAGTTGTGATTCATTAACTAGCGATTCTTGCCGATTATAAATAATAGGAGGCTCTCCAAGATTCATTTCCTTCCAAAAATCTTCAATATGATCTGGTGCACGCCACCCATAAACTGGTTCTTTGTGGTTAAGCAGATATCGAGATTGCGGGAAAAAGTGGAACGAAGGAAACGAATGGAAAGGAGAAAGTTTATTGCCCGATTTTATCATTCCTAATGCCGCATCTGGATCAATTTTATCTTCACGACAAGCGGCATAGAATTTAGTTATGGGATTGGCAACTAATAAGGCGATTTTCCCGTTTGGCTTTGTTTGATTGGGCAATGCAAATTGCTGGCGAGTCGTGACATTTTTCCCAGAAATTCGTTGAGCGATAATTGATGAAAAAACTTTGAAATTTTGGGCAATGTTCCATTCTCCTCTTTCTAAGAAAATCATGAAGCTCTGCGGGGGCTTATTAGATAAGTTTTCCATAATATTTAGGCAAAGGTAATGCTCCATGTATTAGATGTATATGCACTATCATCATCGTAATAAATATTTGTACCAAGGAATGAAAATGAGTTAGTTGTTCCTGTGCTGTATACCTTTCCAACATATCTGTATTGCGAAAAGCAAAATGCTGTTCCATTCCCTACCGGACATTGTATATATCCAGAGATATGCGTATAATACTTGACTACCCCTGCATCTTCTTGCTGAAAGAACAAAATATCAAATTCCATTGAACTATACACTTCCTGCGATGGAAATGGCGGCGGCCCATAATAAAGCGGATCGTTTATACAGGTGGGCGATTCCGTAAAATCAGAGCCGCTAAAAATCCTTGTATATCCAAGGTCAGAACAAGCCTCTTTTGGCAAAGCAATAATAGGATCTGAGCTTGCGGAAAATGAACAATTTAGAAATGGGCTGAAATTAATAGATATGGATGCTGACCCGTTAAATGTTCCTCCCGCTTGCACAAGATCATATTGCGCCTTACTAATTTCATAGGAATTATCTTTGTCAAAATATCTGTATCCCCCGAACATATCGTAGTAATACCCTGGCCCGCAAATTACAGGAGGCACACAACATACGCAATTCACAGCGCGAAGGCCGCCGTCGGTTTTGATCTTGATAGCGTTGGCTGTTCGTCCGATCACTCGCATTCCTCCGTTTGCATCCAAAACAAAAAACCACCTTGGCAAGCAAGCACCCAAACACCCTGATCGCTTGGCGGCGTAGGCGCATCGATTCCACCAGATGCCGTCTTATCCAAATAAGCAAAATTCTCATTCAAGCCTTTCGCCGAAATAGGCGTAGTTTTCGGGGTTGATTGTATTGTGTATGGGACGGGCATATTCTATTTTTGGTTCGCAGTAACAAGAACACTTAAAGAAGCCAAATATAGCGAAGTGGTTGTTGTTATTTCCGTGTCTGCTCCGGCAGGGCTTGCCGATACGTTTGAAATGTAAGGGGTTTTCAATAATATTGTTGCTGCGTTGTATGTTGGCAACGTGTAATCCCAGTTTACAGGGCTTAGGCTTAGCGAAGTTGCTATGGCTTGAAATGGGTTAGAAACAACTGCCCCGCCACGGCCAAAAGTTGTTATAATGGGAGTATAGTCCAACGCTCCTGTAGTTGTTTGGCTGCGGACAGAAACGGAGCCTTTCGCTGTTGATTTGCGCACAATAACATCGGAGATAACTTTTAGAGATATCGTGAAACTTGGAAATTTAACGTCACCATTAGTATAAAATAGGAGAAATGTTACGCTTATCGGGATATCTTGAACCTCAGCCGTGTAATACTCTTGTGTAATTTGCATATATTAAAATAATGTTCGTTTATCAATTTTGCCTAAATCCCGCGCATACCCGCTGACGTCGAATGTTGCAAATCCATTTTGACCTATATCAATGTTTACGTCCATGTCAATAATAAATCCTTCCATACCTGGAAGAGTATTTCCGCGAATTAAGCGGTTCGCCCAATAGCTAATCGCGTCATTTCGGCAGGAATATTGGGCATTACATGTAAATAGTCCATAACGAGTCACGCTAATCGCTCTCTTTACCAAAATCAATTTGTTTGTTCCGTGGTATGTTATCATTTTTTATGCTCCTACAACCGCGATTGGAAGTTTCCCGTTCATTGACGTTGTTGTGGTGCTTATTGTGGTAACAAT